TGAAAACTATTCCATATTCAATCCATATTGAAAAAAATAATCAGGAGCAATATTTCGATTATCCGAAGAATTTAAAGAATCACAATATTAATAGAAAACAAATAGGATTCATGAAATCTACCGGTTGTCTATAAAATCAGATGTTCTTAAGCCTTTATCGGGAAACATCTTTACTTTTTTCCTTTTCCTTTGAACATTTTTCAAGTCACGCACAATGGTGCTGGAAAGTACCTCCGAATAAATCTGTGTGGTCTTTACGGAAGTATGTCCGAGCAGCTTCTGGACTGTTGTAATCGCAACTCCCTGATGAACCAGCAGGGTGGCACAGGTATGACGGCTCACATGGTAGGTTATCCGTTTTTTGATACCACACAATCCGGCCAGCTTTCGAAGCTGCTTATTCACTTCCGAGTTACAAGGCAAAGCGGCAAAACTTCCGATATCCGGATAGCGGTCAAGAATGCCCAATGCCCTGCTTTCAAACAGCAGATGTAACGGCAGACGGATTTCCACCCCTGTCTTGACGGATTTGAAGTACAGCCACCGTTTGCCGTTTACTCTAATGAAATTCTCAGGTGTGAGCTGGCAGAAGTCAGAATAGCGCAATCCGGTATAACAACAGAACAGGAAGGCATCGAGCACATGGCGCATGGACTCCTCTTCCACCTCGACCGTTTCCAGCTTCTTCAGCTCGTCCGGGGTAAGAAACTCATGTCTGCCCTTCTCCTGTTTGATTTTGTACTTTCTGAACGGATAAGCATCTGCGTGCATATATCCCTGGTTGATTGCCTCATTGACCAAGGTACGGAGCTGTCTCATGTGCTTGGCTATCGTATTGACCGCATTGCCCTTTTCCCTTAAGTATTGCTCAAAATCACGAAGGGATGTATAGGTAAGATCCTTGAAGTCCAATCCGGAACGGAAGTCATTCAGGACTGCCAGTGTCGAGTGCAGGTTGTCCTTGGTGGACTGCTTCTTGTCCGAATTGTCAATGGCTGACTTAGCGAAAGTGAAGAAGCTGACATTCACCGTACTTTTCTTCTTGACAGCATCCTTCAGTAGTGAGAGTGTGGCAGGTATTCCGCGCTTCCAATACCCCAACTCTATGCCTTGCAGATACAGGATGTATTCATAGAGCATTGCGTTGAGTTCGTTAGATTGGGGGTGGTTAATGACTTGTGCCCCCTCACGGCTCCAGCACTCCGGTTTGAGGTAAACATTGGTCTTCAGGTAGATTTTCCTTTGGTTCAAATAGGCTTCAACCTGTACAAGAGCCGTGCCCTGCCTGTTAAGTGTGTTCTGGCGGTTATATACAAGACGGTATCTGATTTTATCCATTTTTCCGCAAAGGTGCGAAAAGATTAATGGAAG